TAATATTTTGTAAACCTATCTGGAGTCATAAAGGATTCACAGTCGAGGAAAAACTCATACTAAATTTTGTATGGAACTTCCAACAGAAGTCTGGAGAATGTTATGCAAGTAATGATTATATCTCTACTTGTTTTGGAATGCGCGTAGACCGTGTTAAAACGCTCATAGCTGAGTTAGAATCTGTTGGCTATATAAACACATGGGAAGAAGACGATCGTCGTTATATGACATGTAATTTGTCCAGATTAGAAGATGATTGCGATGTGAACGAAGATCTCTTTAGAGATTTTAGTTACTAGAATAAAATAATAATATATGGAAGATCAAGAACAAAGAGCGTACGATGCAAATATTATTGCACCCGTACTTTATCACGAGACGTTATCTAATACGTCTAAACTACTTTACGGTATTATCCGGAACCTTACCAAGCTAAAAGGTTATGCTTTTGCACACAATCAAAAACTTGCTAAGGATTTAAAATGTACAGAAAGAACAATTCAGAACTCTATAAAAGAATTAGAGGATGCAGGATTTATTAAAAGAGATTTGTCTTTCACGGATAAAGATATGAGCATAAGAAAAATCTATCTTCATCCCCCCATGCAGAATACTTCATGGGACCCCGGAAGAAATCTTCATGGGGGCCATGAAGAAAACTTCACCCATAATATACAATCTAATAAACAAGTTAAAAGAACACATACGCGTGCTTCTAAAACGATTGATCCTCAATATGAACAAATTGCAGCGGAGCAACAAGTTCGTAAGATGGCAAGATGGGGAGAGTTAACTTCTTTATGGAAATCTAGCGAAACGACTTCCACCCTAACAACTTGTTACAATAAGTATTTCTTTCCTTTAGATGAAGAGGTTCAAGAAAGTATTATTAAAATGCTAAGAGAATTTGGTCCAGATCTAATACATTTACAAAACGAATGGATTATTACATTCTTCAAGAACAAGATGATGAACGGTCAGAGTATTAAAAAAGCTATAGATCGTAACAAGAATAACACTAATAACAAACCAAAACCTAAAGGAGGAGTCCTAACTCAAGATAATTTTTAAAATCCAAATAATATGCTAACAAGAATCCCAAACACAGATTTATTAGAAATCTTAAAAGATGAAGAGAATTACTCTAACTTCGGATTGCATACCGAAAAGGGTAAGATGTTTTTAGGTAACACAGGTAACTGGAAGACAACTATGATGAACGAATACCTAGATTGGAAATGGATTAACCCCGTCACTGGTTCTAAACGATTTGGTCATAGACTAACCCACGAGGAAATTATAGAAGATTCCTACCGTAGTAAAGGTTCATTAGATGATTACTATTTACTAATTGATGAACTTGGTGCTAATGAACAAAGCGCTATTGTGGAATATGGAAATGTTAAACATCCAGTTAAGAGTCTAGTTAAACGCCGTTATGATAATTGGTTAAAGGCTAAGAACGGAATCCGTCCGTTAGAATCCGTAGATGCTGGTTATAACTATTTCGTAAGTAACTACAATTTAGAACAATTAACTCAAATCTTTGGTAAAGAAGTGGTATCTAGATTTTATGACCTATGCGATATAATCATTGTGGATGGACAAGACTCTAGGTTATTAAACTATAACACGACTAGTTAATTCTAATCGCTTAAGACGGTATCTCTCTTTATAATAAGCTCGTCGTTCTGGAGTTTGGGATTGGGTCTTACGAGTTAAGGTCAACTTCCAAGCTCCAGTACAAATTCGAATTTGCATTTCGGTTGTGGTGTTACGAGCATAAGGATCTTTGCGGAATCTTTTTAATTCAATAAACCCTAAATCCTGTAACACTTCTAACAGAATAACTGGATTGGTATTACGCCCAGGAACTTCGCGATTAATAAGATCTTGTAAATCAGGCCGAGAGATAGTGATCCAACCTGTTCTATCGGATTCCAAAGAGTTACATAAAGCCCACCACGTGAATATATGCGAGGGTTTAATTCTAGAATTCTCGAACAAAGCCAAAGGAAATGGCTTATTTGCATGGGGTTTAAACATGCTCATATATACTACTAACTTAACACTCTTACTTGACAACTTCCCAATGGATTGAAACACACTACGAAATACTAGGACAAGCTGTTAAAAGAATAGCCGGAGGTTCACATCTGTCAGAAGATTTGTTATCAGAAACTGTGATAGCTTTTCTAGAGCACAAGAATGCTCAGACGATAGTGGATTCAGGCGGTGCCTTTTTCTACACGCTAAAAATAGCTATGAATCTCTGGAAGAGTCAGACCTCACCTTTCTATAAGAATTACAAACACGCGCACTCCGAGTTGTTGCCTTCGCATGAGAACATTCCCGATACAGAGGAAGAAGAAGCAGGAATTTTCTCGCAGATAGATAGTATAATAGACAAAGAGTTAAGCTGGTACGAAAGCAAATTGCTCATGGTGTATATTGACGAGCGCAGAAACGCCTCGGCCTTAAGTCGCAAGACTGGAATACCCCGTACTTCTATAACCTTAACTATTAACCGCATTCGTAAACACGTGCAAGAAAGAATCATATATGAATAGTATTGAAACCCTAGCCCTAACCGCAGTCACCACACTAGCTACACTAACCGTGATGAACCAACCCCAATGGATTAAACTAGTCCAGAAATTAAGACTACCCGACAAGCCTTGGCTATGTCCGACTTGCTTACCTATGTGGGTCACACTAATCATACTTCTAATCTCACATCCCCATTGGACTACTCCACTCTATGCCCTAGCAGCAAGTTGGCTGGGAACCAATCTAGACAGACATAATAATACATTCTAATATGCTAACACCCAATATCATCGCCTACTTCGAGGAATTCGGCCACCTATTCGAAACGCCCAAGCATACCTGGACACGAGCCCAGATAGAAACCATCTATAAGATCTCCAACGAGTATTACGGCACTAATAAGCCTGTCACAACCTGCGGATCGTGTGTAAAGAACACCACTGAAGGAGTAAGAAGGATCTACCAAGAATATAAACTGAACAAACATGGGCATACAATTTAAAGAGATTCTAAGTCAGAGAGATAAGGATAAAAGAGCAGACCAATACACAAAATGGTTAGAAGAGAATGGATATGAGCCTACACGTACCGCCTTATTACATGTGCATAGCCTAACGCAAGAATTAATAAAGGATTTACAAAGGCTGAAGCACGATACACAAGCAGCAAGCCAATTAGCAACCAATATAGAAGACATAATACATGCAAGACCTAAACAACCTACCACCTAATGCGGTAGCACTAACCAAAGCGGGCAGACCTTTTAATAAAGCAGCAGAAGAGTTGCATACCCACCTAAATAGAAGAGTAATAATACTAGCACAGTACGAGGCACTAAGAAAAGAGTTAGCACCAGTGTTAGAAGAGATAGTAAGAAGCCATGCAAGAATAGATGAGATAATAAACGAATTAAGTCCAGATGCCGAGAAATAAATTAACCCTAGATCAAGTCTTAGAAATACTAAGAGAACATTCTTCAACGCCTTCCAGGCAGGTAGCAATGCGATATGGAGTGAGTCGCTGTGCAATTACCCATCTCCGCAGAGGTTGGAGTTGGAAGACGCAATTAAAGATGCTACAGGAAACTGGACATCTAAGTAAATCCCTTTGGAACGAGAATGCTCCACCCCGAAAGATTTATAAGAAGACTAAACCCACTAACACTAACATTGTGGTGGAAAAAACAATCGACCCTTTCGATTTACTGCCTAAAATGATCCAAGACCAGATCCTAAGGGAAAGAGCTATTAAGAAACCCGAAGATGTACAGAACACACAGGATCTTAACGCTTATGTAAGCAATCTTGTAAGGGACAATAAGGACTAAACCACCTAACCCGCACTACCGGAGAAAAACTAGTATGACGCACCCGGAATACACTATTAAGTATTACATTAAGAACTAGTATGACGCACCCACATAACAATAGACATAGAGTGATCCAGGGGGTGCGGCGCCCCGGTTTTCAAAAATATTCAACGATTTACTATGCCGAGAAGACGACCTAAGCATTTATGGCAGCCCGGAGAGTCTGGGAACCCCGCAGGAAAGCCTATTGGGACGTTATCTGAGATAAATGCCCAGATTAAACAAGCATTTGCTATGTTATTAGCTAATCAGTTACCTAATATGGAAAAATGGTTAGCTGAGGGAGCTAAGAAAGATCCCCTGAAGACTGCGGACCTTATGCTAAGGATCTCTGAAAGATTTACACCCAGCCTCAGCCGCCAAGAGATAACGGGGCGCGACGGCGAGGCATTTACCCCGATTACTATAAACATCCCCACGTTCCACCTGCCTAAGCGGGAGGATACCTTAGAAATCAGTGAGGGTGCCCCGACAGCTTTGTTAACCACCCCAGGAGAGGCTGTCAAAGTCATAGGCGAGGGCGCCCCGATGTCCTCGATTAATCCGGGTCCAGAAAGCGGTGAGGGCACCCCGACAGAGGGAAGGGACGGACACTACGAACACTCGCATAGTGCAGTGTCCAAAGAAGACGGACACTACGGACACTCCGATAGTGCAGTGTCCGGGGAGGACTCACAGGATTCCCCAGAACCCTCAGATCTCCCAGAATTCGTGTTCCTCCCAGCTGATCTCGTGAAGGCACCTCCACCAGGATATAGGAAGGAATTCTAAGTCCCCCCTGGGTATTACCGCGAGATATAAAAATGTAGTTATTAACATATGGCCAAAGATTTCACGTTCCTCCAAGCATACGCACCCATCTTCTATGAGGATAAGACATATTGGTTGATCAGTGGGGGGAGGGGCTCAGGTAAGAGCACACAAGTATCTGGATTTTTCCTCATGCGACTAATGGGAGACGATTTCTTCAGGGGGGTAGTTGCAAGATACACCCAGAGGTCTATTAGCTCCTCTATCTATAGGGATATCCTGGATCTGATCAATGCCTGGGGTTTAACACCCCTCCTAAAGATCAGTGGGGAGGAGATAGTCAATCCCAAGAATGGGAACATGATCCTCACCCACTCTATGAAGATCTCGGAAGGTACCACAGTGGCTAAGGGTAAAGGATTGAGCCGAGTTACACACCTTCTTATAGACGAAGCCACCGAGATGGCCAGTGAAGAAGAATACATTAAGTTGATCGACTCCTTCCGTACAAAAGGGGAGAGAAAAATTTTCTTATGTTTCAATCCGACCTCCAAGGCGCATTGGCTGTTTAAAAGATTCTACCTTCCAAGTGGAGAGCCAAACCCGAAATGGAAGGATACCCATGGCTTCTTACACACCACTTACCTAGATAACATAGAGAACTTAGATCCTGCCAAGGTGCGGGAATGGGAGTTAGCTAAAGAGACTGATCCCGCTTACTTTGATCACCACATTAGAGGGATCTGGAAAGACGCAGGGGATGGTCAGGTCTTTAAGAATTGGCATTGGGGAGAACACCTAGCAGATTGGGATGCAGAGACTATCTGGGGATTAGATTTCGGTTTCAGTTCTGACCCATGTGCTCTAGTGCAGGTGAAGAAGCGGAACAATAAGATCTGGTTAAGGGAATTCATCTATGAAACTGGGTTAACTACCGAGGATCTAAGTCATCTAATGGATCTTAGAGGAGTGCCTCGCCATGCCCACATCTATGCAGACAGTTCAGATCCTAAATCTATCGAGACCTTACGTAGGTTAGGTTGGAATAACATCCGTCCTTGTGTTAAGGGACCGGACAGTATCCGTCATGGGATCGACACAATCCATTCTTACGAAGTGTTCGCTTCCCACGAAAGTGAGAACTTAAGATTAGAATATGACAATTATGTCTACCGTGCTGGTGGGGACAGACCCGCAGATTCCTGGAATCACTTAATGGATGCTATTAGATATGCGGTGGGAACTGGTCTTAAGATTGGTCAGACTAAGTACGTACTGATGGGTTCGGGCCGGAAACTGGGGGCACCAATCTAGGATCTTCCTCTTCGGCCACGAGGCAAAGGATCTCGAACGCACCTAATGCTGCTTTTAGATTCCAGGAATCCCCCACTGCATTAGGAAAACGGGAGGCTAATTCTCTTAATAATGCCCAAGGTTTGCCAATTAGATCCTTATATTCTTGGTTTTTTTCATAGGTCATCCACAATTTTTCCTTGTTTAAGATGGTTTTTTCTCTCCATCTTCTCCAGATTTCTTTCTCTTCGCGGGTTAATCTAGGCGCTATGCCCATGCCTCCACGTCTTTCAAAGCTTTCCACTATAAAGATTGCTATGTCTTTCCAGGTTCTAATGCCTTGTAAGTCACATGCATGTCGCAATTTTCTGTAATAACCGAGGGTGAAATCCAAGTACATCTCGAGTATTTTTTCTTTACTGGCTAAATCTTGGTCCATCTTCTTCTAAATATTCGAGTGCGCTTTTCTGATTTATATTGGCCGTAGCTTGTTCATAAAGTGTGGCTGTGTCTACTACTGGGCGGGGTTGTGATAGTGCGGCTACAAGCTTCTTATGGGCCGCTAGCCGAGCTTCATTTCTTTTTCTGACTTTCTGTCTGTGGAGTTTTTGTGTCTTTCCCATAAAATAATTGAGGTAATTGGTTGCAAAATGGCTAAAATATATATTCAATCTAGAAACCACCCAATAAAAACTGCTGTCTATGCCGTCAGGACCTATCTCAAGTTTTAAGTCACTTGTAGAGTACATGAGAACTCTATCGCTTAGCCATTTGAATGTGAAACAATTTACGTTCGGTCAACCATCAGATATCGATGTGGAGACTAATGAGCAATATCCTACCAAGTATCCTACGGTATATCTAATTCCTAGAAGAGCAGATTTTGATGAGGGTGGCGCGGTAGAGTTCTCTTTTACTTTAGGTGTGCATGACATCACAGTCAATGATTTAGGAATTGAAGAAGACATGTTGAATACAACCTTTATGATTCTACAAGATTTGTTATCTCGCATTCGTCAGACCAAGTGGGAAGATGTTGAGGTGTATGTGGATGTGCCTATCACGTGCAGGCCCTACGTGGAAGGTATGAATAATAATGTTGCGGGCTGGGCCTCCGAAGTGACCTTCGAAGTTAAAAATCCATTTAATAACTGCGACGCAGCATTTGTAGCATGAGAGGAGTAAAAGGAAGTAGAGCTTATTTAAATCCCTTGTATGGTAAGTTTGCTAGAAGACTAGAAGCTATCATCCGTTCACAAGCACCCGTTAAAACAGGAGCGCTGAAAGAGAGTGTGCAAGTGAGATTTGTCAAAGGAGTTTTAGAGATCTACTTACCGAGTGAGAGGAAATACGGAACCTATTTACATACTGGAACTGGCAAAGAGACTGCACCGGGTAGTTCTAAAATATTTGCAGATGCTTATTTCAATCTGCGTAATAATAAATGGAATCCTAGTCCTGGTAAAGGAGTAGGAGGTATTCGTCCGCGATTCTGGATGAATGTAAGCGAAGCCCAATACGATGCATTCGGCGACGAGCTTGCCCAAGAGTTTGCTAAACAAGAAGGTAAAATTATTGCAACCCTATTACAAAAAGACTTTAGATGATACAATTTAAAACAGGTAAGAACAAGTGGAAGATTGGAGTGATCCGCATTAAAGATTACTACACAATCTCTGCTGCTATGCGTATGAAACACGATGAGGTTTCTTTCTCCCTAGTTAGTATGCTCAGTGGTTGTCCAGTAGAAGATCTTAAAAGTCTATCTCCTACCCAATGGTTAGAGATCTGGACTGAACTAGAGATTTACATTGAAAGAGATTTAACTCGTGGTATAGAAGCCCGTACTAAAATCACACACGATGGCGTGGAATACGGACTTGTTAATTTCGATGATATGAGTATTGGAGAGTTTGCAGACATCGATGTGATTCTAGCCGATCCTAATATGGACGGTAGGTTACACGAGATTCTAGCTATTCTTTATCGACCTATTGAATCTTCCAATCTATTCCGATATAAAATAGCACCTTACGATGCAGAAGGTTATCGAGATAGGTGTCGATTATTTTTAGATCTACCAGTTAAACACGCGAAAGCAGTTATGGGTTTTTTTTTGTCTTTCGCGATAGCATATTCAGGACTTACGACTCACTATTTGGCTCTCCCGCGGAAGGAGAAGAAGATGCTGGAAAAGACGATGACACAAGCGTTCATGGGTCGTGGTACGAAACACTCATTCATCTCGCTAATGAAAACCCTTTGGATCTCGGCAGAGCTTCCGAACTCGGTGTTAGAGAAGCACTTAACTTCCTTGTTTGGAGAGGAAACAAGATTCGAAAGCACGAGAACGCTAATCGGGGAGTTAGTCGCACAATATAAAACTTCGCAATGATAACCGCAGTTAATTTTTCTCCTAAATATTACTCACCAGGATACAACCCAGTTATATGGAGTGTGGATTCTGATAAGTGGGACGCTAACCAAGTTTATGATTTTAAGTATGTGTTTGATGTTTACGTCGACGGTGCTTTTATCAATCGCTTTAAACAAAGACCTAATCCAGTTGGTGCTGGCATGTTAGATGTAAGCACTATGATTGATCCCTATTTAGAGATTGGAAATTTTGCGAATGAAGTTGGATCTAATCTAGTTAAACCTTTTAAAACGGGGTTTGATGCAGTGGCAGCTGTGAGTGTAAAAGTAGGAGAAGAATATAGATCTCCTAATGCAAACTCCCCTTTAATTATTTATAATGGTTTAGGTGACGCAGTAGAAGATCAAGCAGATCCACAATATCTATTAGGCGCTCAAGGTTACGAAGGAGGCACCGGTGGTACTGGTGCTGCTCCATGTAAAGTGTTACCTTGGAGTTTAGATTGGCAAGAACAACAAAGACACTTACAAGTTCAACAGATTAACGATTATGACTATTGGGGTTTGTTTGGTTACGTTGCACCTTACATCATGAAGAATAATTCCATCTATACTCCTACCACATGTGGAGGACCTGGTCTTTTTCTAAGTGATGAACCACGTACAGTCACTGGTGGTGCATGGCAAACTACTACAGCTTCCCCGCCACATAATTTTGAAGTTAACGATTTACCTTATGACAGACGCACTCTTTCGTTTCTAAATCGTAATCCAGTGTATGAAGAACTTGGTGGTGCTTATTTACAATCAGCTGCACCTAAAGTTGCATGGTTTGAATTCTATAGTGCAACCGGAGATAACTTTTACGAAATGGGTTTTGGTAACTACGGTGCTAGCGGTGGTGCACCCAGACAAGTTTGTGGAGATACAATTGCAGCAACCGGACCTAATTCTTTTTCTAATTCTCTTAATCAAGAATTACTTTCACTAAGAGTAGGACCTAAAGATTTAGAAGAAATGGGAATCTGGGAAAACATTGGAGAGGTGCCTGCTTATTACACAGTGCAACTTTTTAATACTATAGCAATTGATGGTTCTTGTAATTATCCTAGCGCACCTACAGTACCTTTATCAGAACTAGTAAGAATAAATGTAGTAGAAGATTGTTACAGTAAATTATACCCGCGAGCAAGAGTTTGTTTTTTAAATGAAAAAGGTGGTAGGGATTATTTTAATTTCCAAGCCTTCAGTGAAAAAACTGTAGATACATCAACCAAAGAATGGTATCAATCTGAAGTAGATTGGAGTAGTGCCACACCAGTCCAGTTATCTGATAATCCTTCAGGAGACACGACTCAGAATTGGTTAAGAGGTGGTATACGTCAATACGACAAAATGGTTAATACTAGATGGACTATCACTTCAGATTTTTTAACTCAAGAGCAAGTAGACTTCTTAAAAGGTATAGTCGAAAGCTCACAGACTTGGGTTTATATTTCTGACGATGATTGGCCTTACACATGTAAAGTATCAGAAGGAAGTTACACTGTGAAGACTATTAAACAAGTTAAGTTGTTCACTGCAACATTTAATATGGAATTGTCTACACAAAGAACAATGCAAACAATCTAAAACATGAAGGCACAAGTTCAATTATTCGCTAGGCCATACGGAGGAGAGGAATGGGTTATTTTAGATCTTTACGAGACTGAACCTATTCGAATGAATTTGCGAGTTCAAGATGTAACAGAACCTACAATTGCTGTGGCATCTTACTCACAAACATTTAGAGTTCCCCACACGTACACTAACGGAAAGTTTTTTCAACAAATTTTTAATGTTAACCAAACACTGTTTGATCCAAGTAAGAAAGCGCAAGCTTATATTAACAACGAAGGACAGCTTTGGATGAACGGTAATTTACAGTTGCTAAATGTTTTCCGTAACGAAGCAAGTGGTATGGTCGAGTATGAAATAATCTTCATGAACGAGACTTCCGACTTTGCCACGCAAATTGGTATAGGTCAAACTGATGGTGGTTTCCTAAGAGACTTAGATTTTTCTGAATACAATCATCCGAAGGATTACAACACAATTCGTAATTCCTGGAATAGATTGTTATTTGATGGAGACGTAGTTTACCCACTCATAGAATGGGGTTACACTTACGAAGGAAGCGGCTCTGCAACTTTCCCTGCAATTCCTACTATCTCAACAGATGGTGTTAGGACTTTTACTAATTCTGCTACTCCGCTAGGAGTTGGTCAATTAAAACCTGCATTAAGAGTAAAAACAATTTGGGATAAGATTTTTTCTAATACAGAATACACCTATGTCTCTGATTTTTTAAACTCACCTCAGTTTTTAGATTTGTATACAGTGGCAGATTCTGCTGCACGTGCTGAAATCAATGTCACAATTGGAATGAAGTACGCGGGTTATGATCAGTATAGTGATTTTGGAGAGTTAAGTGGTAACTCGCAAATTTATCTTTTCCAAAGAATTTTTGATTTTGGTGCTAACTTTAATCAAGCTTTACAAAAATTTGTCATACCAGTAGATGGTAATTACACGTTTAAGTATAATGCTAAATTGCAAATAAATCAGCCAGACTTAGTACCAAACGGATTTGTTAAGTTTATTCTTAAAGACGGAACAGGTTTTGGTTCTACTGTTTATGAACAACAGGGTCAGCCTATAAATAACATTCCTATTTCGGATGTTAATATTGAAACACCCCAACATTATTTTAATGCAAATCAAGAAGTATATTTCTTTTTAGAAGTTGGAGGAATTACCCAAGTAGCAGGACTTAGATTATTTGACGTTACAGTAGAAACAGGAGTAACCCCACAAAACCAAGTAAACCCAAGTTCTTGTTTACCAGATAATATTAAACAAATTGATTTTATTAAATCAATTGTAGAGAAATTTAAACTTGTATTCGAACCGCTATTTGAAAATCCTAAAGTGTTTAGAATAGAACCTTGGGATGAATGGATCACACAAGGCATTGTTAGAGATTGGACTAGTAAATTAAACGGAGAGAAAGATTACAAACTAACTCCGTTATTTCAAACGCAAGAAAGATTTGTAACTTATAAAGATCAGGAAGATTCTGACTATCTAAACTATAACTACCAACAAGCTTACAAACAAACATACGGACAATTAAACTTAGATTCTTTTATTGAAGTTATTAAAGGAACTAAAGATGTTGCACCAATGTTTGCACCTTTACCTATTGGTCCGATTGGTTATGGTCCAACTGCAGCTACTGGAGATGTAGTTGCTGCTGAGAAATTTTTAATACCTCACGTAGCAAAAGATGAAGTTACTAAAGATGGTCCTGGTAGACGTACACCTATCCAACCTAAATTAAGATTAGGTTATTATTACGGATTAACGGGTGCGCCAAAAAGTTGGTATTACACAAACACAATACCGCAAACCACTTATCCACTAATGAGTTCTTATTGGCCTCATCCTTGGGATCCATTAGCTGAATCGCTAGATTGGAGTTATGCCCAACCAACTTGGATAACAGGAGTAGATAATCCTACCTATAATTCTAATCCTAGTGGTGTAGCAGGAGGTGGTTACCAGTTTAATAACTATTGGCAGCGTTGGTACTATTCTACCTACGGAAATACCGAAGAAACACAAGGCAATGTACCAACAGAAAATGATTTACAACTTCCTAGAGATAAGGATTATGCTTATTTGTTTGAAGGAGAGTTTATTTTAGACTATCGAGATTTATTAGGATTAAGATTTAATGATAAAATTTTTATTAAAGATGCTTATTATTTAATAAATTATATTAATAATTATACTCCAGGTCAAAAATCTCCTTGTAAAGTTGAACTTTATAAACTTAATAATATAGGCGTTTCGTTACCAAATACGTTTTTACCTGTATTTAATATTTGTTATTCACCAGATACTATCTGTTCAGCAGTTTGTTGCCAATTGGTTTCTCCAATTACAACAGTGTTTTCTACAGATGCTGAGGAATTAGTAGTAGGTTCTGTCCTATTTTTAAACGAAACTGGTACTATTCTAGCACCAGATGGTTATTATTCAGACGGTACTTATGTTTATACAATAGATGAAGGTCAAGGAACTATTACCGCAGTTGATGTAATAAATGCTTCTCCTGCTCTTTGTGAGTGTGTTCCTATTTTAGAATCACTAGAATTATGTTACGTTTCAGACGAAGGTACGTTCTGTGATGCATGTTGCTGCCAAGGAGACACAGTAACTCTATGGATGGAAAGCAACGGAGCAAACTGGTATGAAAATCCGTTTTACTTTGCAACAGAAACCGGCGGAATACCTGCTAATGGTTACTACTCTGCAACTGTATCTGGAATAAAAAGATACGTCAGAATCACTAATGGATTACCAGGATCAACCGATGTTTGTGATTCTTGTAATTGTGACATCTACGATTTAACTTATTACATTGGATGTACCGGTGCTACCGAATGCGATGCTTCATGTTGTGTGTCTGCCCAAAACTTTAACTGGTATGGTAATGCTCCGCTTTTAGCAGATGCTACTTTCTTATACTTAGATCAAGCATTAAACCCTGTACTAAATGGTTGGTATTCAGATGGCATTTCTACAGTTAGAGTAACAGGTGGTGCGGGCGCCGTCACTGAAGTTGCAGATCCAGAAGATTGTCTACCATGTGAAAACCAAACACTAGATGTATATTTTGATTTTAGATCTGCTGTAAACGGAACTGGTACTTTTACAATCAGTAAATCATTCGACGGTGCTAACTGGTCTACAGAATCTGTTAAGAATCTATCGACTATTCCTGCACTAACTACTTTTAATTATACTGGTGCAGTTTCTCCATCAACGTTTGTTAGAGGAACACTGACATATGGTGCTGCCCATACTACTGGTACGTTTGTTACCACAATAGAACAAGGCAACGTTCCGTTAAACACGCAGAACACTGTGCGTTTTTCTACTTACAATTTTCAGCCACCTTTACCTTCAGCCACAGGTAGAGAATACAGATTCTCTGTTAATCTAACGGGAAGTAGTTTAGATTGTGGATTAAGTGGTGGATCAGCATTCAAGTGTATTGAACCTTCTTGTATTATTGACGAGACTAACTCACTTTATGTTGTAAATAACGATCTAACTGCTTGTTGCGATCCGTTATTCGTGACAAATACAGGTACAGCATTTGTAACACAGGGTGCAACACTATTTGTAGATGCAAACTGTACGGGTTCGCCAGATCCTGGAGTTTGTTACAGTTGTAATGATTATTTAAATGGAACTTATGCAGGTAGTGATTTCTACATTTATCCTAATTACGATATTTGTGATGATCTGGACACACAAAGTATTTCATTTAATTGGTTCTCTTTAGATAGACCTAATAGATTTAATTTTTATAACAATTCTGGTTTGCTTACTACTAGTGGATGGGTTGGTTATGCAAATTATCCAGGACCGTGGGGCTTTTCTTTAAACACTCCTTCGTCAGGTACAATAACAGTACCTTATACGTCAGGTCAGAATTTAAGATTACAAGTTGAAGCAGGACCTGCAGATTTAAGTAATCCTATTAGTGACGCATGGACTGGATTTATAGTTTGTAATAATTCATGTTTTGTTTATTATAACAATTCGGGACAAGAATGGACAGGAGATTACCAATTATGTGACGGAACTTGGTACTATGCTACATCAATAGCACAAGGAGATAGTATTTGTGCTAGAGTAGGAACTGTTTTTACAATATATGGAGCGGATTTGCCACCAGTAAACCAATGTAATATTTAATATGCCAACAACGTCAGTAACAATACAAATAAGTAGCATTGGAACAGATGCTGGACCATTCACTATCACAGATGATGTGTTAGGAACATTAGCAACTAATGTGACAAGATTACAATTATTAGGTGGCTATGTTGTAAATGCGGATGTAACTGCTACTGAAATAACTGTTACGTCTGCTGAACCATGTTCTAGCAGTATAACTATTCCTATAGATTCTGTACCTTGTGATGTACCAACTCCTCCGCCGCCACCTCCTCCACCGCCACCGCCACCAGGAACTTCTGATTGGATTGTTAGAAATGCTAGTTGTGGTTTTGGTACGATTAACGATGTTGGAATTAACGGTAATTTCATGAATTCATTAGAAGGTCCAAGTAATTTCCCATTAAGTTCTACTCTGTTTGGTAATAAAACAAATCCAAACGGAATTGTTTACGGTTCAACAAACACAATTCAGTGTAACGTTACAACTAATTTACCAGGATCTGGTAACTGCGGTGCAATCTTTGTTTACATAAACAATGTGGTTGCTTACGATACGTATTTTACAAGTACTCCTTTTCCATTTATTTCCAACGTAGTAATCCAACCAGGAGATGAAGTAGAAATAGAAGTAGCATGTTATACAGGACCTTGTCCATAAAATAATAAAAGCAAAATGGCTAAAAATAGTATAGAAATAAAATACGATTTTAATTCCGAATCACTAGAAATTGCGTCGGATAGAACCTTATCGTTGGCGGAGAAACAAAAAATTCTATTAAGGCAGTTACAAAAAACTCCAGAAGGAACTAAAGAATTTAACATTTTAAATAATGCGTTAAATGATACTAGAGACGCAATGGATAGAGTTGCGTTAAAATCTAAAGACATTTACGGATCTCTTTCTATACTACCTGGACCAATTGGTAATATTAGTTCGTCAGTAAACCAAGCAGTAGATGCTTTTAAAATATTTGGCGGATTTACAACTTCTGATGTACGTGCACAATTTAAAAACTTAGGTGCTGATATAGGAGACGTTGTAAAAGTTATTGGTAGATTTACAGGACTTAGTAAATTAACAGATTTCCTTTTAGGTACTAAAAAGAAAAATGAAGAATTTAGTAAATCAATTAAAGATCAAACTGCAGCTTGGAAAGAAGCTTACAAAGCAGGAGATGCAAATGCTGGCGCATTAAGAAAAACTTTAGAAGCTACTAAAGGTGCGGAAAAAGGATTTGGTGGTTTAAGAACTGCAATTATTTCTACAGGAGTTGGAGCTCTTGTAGCAGGATTAGGTCTTTTAATTGCTAATTTCGAAACAGTTAAAAAAGTCATTTTTAATTTTATTCCTGGATTAAAATCTGTAGCTGACTTTTTTGGTAGTATTGTGACTGCAGTTACAGATTTTGTTGGTATTACTTCTGAAGCAGATAGAAACGTAGAAAAGTTTAATAAAAAAATGGACCGTACCGCTGAAAATCTAGAAGCGGAAATTGCATTATTAGAAGCACAAGGAGCATCTGCAAAAGAAATTCACGATAAGAAAGTTCAGTTAATAGATATTGAATTACAGAAGTTAAGAAACACTCTAAAAGAAAAAGGCACACTAACAGAGGAAGAAGCTAAACAATTTAGAGATTTTAAAAACCAAATGGCTATTGAAAATGCTGGTTTTGCAAAACAAGAAGCAGATGCTGCAGCAGCAGCTAAAAAAGAAGCTGCAGATGCAGCAAAACAAGCTGCAGCAGAAGCATTAGCTCGTAAGAAATCAGAAAATCAAGCGCTAATAGATTTAGAACTTGCAAAAAACGATATTGACGAAAAAGAATTAAGAAAACTTCTTGATAAAAAATTAGAATTAGAAAAATTAAGTGGTGTAGCACGTACAAAAGCAATTAAAGATAACGAAAAAATTATTGATGCTGCTCTTGCTGGTGAAATAGATCGTGCAAAAGAGCTTGCTAAGAGTCAAGATGCTTTAGCAGACTCTGCTAAGGTAAAATCTAAAGACACTATCCAAGCATTAAAAGATGAGCAAGCGCAACGTAAAGAAACATTTGATATTGAATCCAAAGCCATTACGGATAAAATGGCGTTATACGATAAAGATTCTGTCGAGTACCAGGCGTTAATAACCGCAAAAAATAATCTAGATGCTGGTTATGTTAAAGCACAGACCGATAGCAATCTAGCAATCGAGGATGCTAAACGAGCTAACGCAGAAAAATTAGCAGAAATAGATCAGCAAATTGCAGACGAAAGTCTTGCAGCAATGCAAGAAGGTTTAGAAAAACAGAAAAAAGAGATTGAAAAAGACGGGGATGCTAAAAAAGCTGCATTTAAGAAAACTTTAGATTCTTCTTTAGAAACTGGAGCGATTACGGCTGAGCAATATGCAGAAAAACTTAAAACATTTAATGCTGCTGTAACGCAAGAAGTTAAAGATGCAACTAATGCAGCTATTGGAGAAGATTTTTGGAATAAGTTAGACGAGAACATGAATAGTGCCATGTTAAAGGCAGAGGGTAACTTCCAAAAGACAAAAGAAGCGGTTGAAAATTCACAAAAAGATTTAGATAAGGCATATGCAGACGGTATAATTACCCAAGACGCATATACCCAAGCTACATTAACCAATGAAGCTTTAATGAGAGAATCCCGTCAGCAAAATATTGCTGCTGTTGCAGGATTGGGTGATGCAGTAGGAAGTTTAGCCCAAGCAATGGGTGAAGAATCTGCTGCTGGTCAAGTTTTAATTAAAATACAACAAGCATTAGCACTATCTGCTACCGCAATGGCATTAGCAGATGCATTTGCTGGTCTAGGTAAAGATCTAAAGAAAGGATTTCCTACCAATATTATTGCTATTGCTTCTACATTAGCTTTAATGGCTACAGCAGTTACCCAATTTAAATCTTTACTTGGTAAGTCTCCTAAGGATTTAGGTAAGGTTTCTGCTACTGCTGCAGCACCAGCAGCTGCTCCTACAGGAAGTAAATTTGCTAATGGTGGTTTACTAGATGGACCAAGTCATTCCCAAGGTGGTATTAAAACCTCGTTTGGAGAATTAGAAGGTGGTGAATTCGTAGTTAATAAACGCTCTACACGCTCATTTATGCCACTCTTAAACGCGATTAATAACACAGGCAATAAAAGATATGCTGATGGAGGAATAACGCCGTCTATGGCCGATTTACAAGCTATGATGAGCAATAATCAATCTACTACCATTAAGACTTATGTGGTAGCATCGGATGTTTACTCACAAGCAGAGGCAGATAAGAAAATCGCGAATCTTGCCAGACTATAAGTTTGACATATTCATATATAAATAAAGTACAAATGGAAAAAGAAAGAAGAGTAATTGAACTGGAAGTAATGGATGAACTAGAAGATTCTGGTGTTTCCGCTATTGCCTTAGTAGACGAGCCTGCTATCGAAAAATATTGGGTTTACATGCGTAACCAAAAGTTTGTAAAACCTTCTGCTGGAGAATCACAATCTGATTTTATGGGTAGATGCGTTCCTGTTTTAATCGACGAAGGTAAAGATCAGGACCAAGCAGTTGCCGTGTGTATTTCTATGTACGAACAAGAATTTGCTAAAGAAATGAAGTTCGAATCCTATACTGACTATCCAGAATCTGCTAAGAATGCTGCTAAGCGAGCATTAGATTGGGCAGAAAAAAATGGTTGGGGTGATTGCGGAACACCAATTGGTAAAGCAAGAGCAAACCAATTAGCTAAAGGCGAACCTATTTCGGAAGAAACTATAGCACGTATGGCAAGTTTTGCTAGGCATGCACAGAATAAAGATAATCCCTATTCTGAATCGTGTGGTCGACTTATGTGGGACGCGTGGGGCGGAACAGCAGGTATTGAATGGGCACAGAATAAATTAGAAAGCATTAGAGAAAAAATGGGAACTGATACTTCTGGTTTAGCACCTTATGTAGATCAGGTGCCTAAGAAGAAGAAACATAAGTTCTTAGATCCTAACCCGTGTTGGGAAGGATACGAAGCATACGGTCTAAAAGACGACGGAACACCTAATTGTGTACCTATTAAGTCTAAAAAAGAAAAATTCCTAGATCCTAACCCGTGTTGGGAAGGATACGAAGCATACGGTCTAAAAGACGACGGAACACCTAATTGTGTACCTATAAAAGCAGCTGAAGAATGTCCAGAAGCAACAGTAAACATAGAAGTTAACTTAGCAAACAGACAAAAGGCTATTAACAAAGCAATGTACGGTCCATTAGATCCAGAAAATCCAGGAGATTATTGGGATAAAGTAGCAGCACGTTGGGACGTACCAGCAGAACAAGCTAAAGGTAAAATCTGTGGTAATTGTGCAGCATTTAACATTACTAAAGCTATGAAAGAATGTATTGCTTCTGGTATTGGTGACGATGCAGAGAAAGTAATAGAAGCAGGAGAATTAGGTTACTGCGAATTCTTTGATTTTAAATGTGCATCTAATCGTACTTGTTTAGCACATGTCGGCGGTGGTCCAATAGAAGATGAAGTAGAAGTAGTTGCTAGTAAATTATCTACAATCGAAGCAAAATTTGCATTAGAAAAAGATAAACAAGTAGTTGTCGGGCCAGCAATGGTACCTGATATGGAGATTTTCCGTAGAGACGAAGACGGTGAAGAGTATTATGTTAAGTTCTCTGCAGAGACTATTGCTAAAATTCAGCAAAAGTTTATGCGTGAAACCAGACTTGGTGCTACTAACTTAGATCATGATGAAACCGTAGATGGCGGTAGTTATATCTTTGAAAGTTGGTTAGTAGAGTCTGAATCGGATAAAGCTAATTCAGTTTACAAATTAGGAGTACCTGTTGGTACCTGGATGGTTAAAATGAAAGTAACAAATCCTAAAGTTTGGGAAGCAGTTAAAGCAGGTAAATACAACGGATTTTCTATTGAAGGTAATTTTATTGATAAAGAAGATCTAGAAGATATAGAAAAAGAGAAAGATTTGATTGACAAAATAGTATCAATCTTAACTTCCTAAAAAAATTGGTGCGAAATATGGCAGTTTTTATAACTGTCATATTCACTAATGTAAAACAAAATAAAACTCACAAAAATGGATTACAAATCAAAAGTAACAGCAATTAAAGTTCTTTTAGGTTTAACTGTGAAAGCAGCTAGTGAGAAACTGGTAGACGGGGTTACCGTGGTAGAGGCAGAAGAGTTTGCACCTGGCTTCGACGTATTTGTCGTAGCAGAGGATGGCAGCAAAACTGCAGCACCTGACGGAGAACACGTTACTGAATCTGGACTGAAGGTGAAAACCGAAAGTGGTAAGATAGTTTCCGTTGAGCCTGCTTCAGAAGAAGAATCTAAAGTAGAAGTAGAAATTGAAGCAGCAGATGAAAAAGAGAAAGAAGGAATGTATGCTAAAGAAGTAATAGAGGAAAAAATTAAAGAAGCCATGGAAAAAGTGGTTATGGCAATGGAACCTCTAGTTAAAGACATCGCAGAAATTAAAGCTAAAGTAGCTAAGATGGAAGAGCAATATGCTAAATTCTCCAAAGCACCTGCAGCAGGTAAAATCTCTACTTTCTCAGAAGAACCAAAAACATATGTAAATGAAGTAGATGCAAGAATCGCTCGTTTGCAGGAATTAACAAATTCACTAAAAAAATAAAAAACTAATATTATGCCATCAGGATTTAACTTAGCTGGATTATCACCTTGGACAGATGAAACATCACAAGGTCTAATTTCAAGAGCGGTGTTATCACCAGCAACAGCACAAAACGTAACAATTAAGCCCGGACTCCAAGCTGGAACCGTAGCCTTAAACATACTAGGTGCAAACTTAGATATTAAAGACTACTCTTGCGGATTCGGAGCTGGTCAAGTAGGTAACAACCAAGTTGTTTACACACAAAAAAACATTACTATCGCAACTAAGATGGTAAAAAATCAGTTCTGCCCTAATGATCTTAGAGATTACTGGTTGTCTTCTCAAATGTCTGCTTCAGGATACCAAGAGACTATCCCCTTTGAACAGGCGATTTCCGAATATATGGTAAAAAGAATTGCAGCACAAAATGAAATTTTTTATTGGCAAGGTGACGGATCTTCCGTAGCGGGCCTTCAAGATGAAATTTCAATTGCTAATGGTGCAATTGATGGTTCAGCTTATGCTTCTGACCTATCTTCTGCTACTACAGCATTTGATGGTTTCTGGGGCTTAGTTGATACTCTAGCTGCTCAAAACCCAGCAGTACTTCAACAAGA